CAACGGTGGTAATGGTGATCCGCAGGACGCCGCCAACATCGGCATTGACCATTGGGGTTCCCCCGGAAAGGGGCAGGGAACCACGACCCGCGAGTTCGGCGAATCCACCGGCACGCTGTACGCGGGCGGCGGCGGCGCTGGCGGAAACGGCTCCGCACAGGCCCATGGCGGTGCTGGCGGTGGCGGCAACGGCGCGTGGAACGGAAACCAGCCCACCAGCGGCGAGACCAACACCGGCGGCGGTGGCGGCGGCATGTACTACAACCTGACGAACGTCGGCAAGGGCGGAAGCGGTATTGCCGTGATCCGAAATCATCGGTAAGGAGGAAGAAGCATGAACGAGACGTTTTACGCGCTGGTGGAAAACGGCATGGTAACAAATGTCATGGTGCTGTACCCGCCCAGCGCGGCGGAATTTGAGGGGGCTGTGCCATGCGGTGAAATCCCCGTGGCCATCGGCGACACCTACGACGGCGAACACTTCTACAGGGGCGGAGAACGCGTGCTGACAGCCATCGAACAGGCCCAGAAGGACGCGGAGGACATGCAGGCGGCGCTTGCTCTTCTTGGCGTTGAAAATGGCGCGGAGGTGACCGAATAATGGGTAAATATCTGGAAGCGGCTCAGAAAATCCGGGCTGTGATGGATACGGCGGCGGGAATGCTGACGGACGAACAAGCCTTGCAGGTGACCGCCCTGTATCCCCTGTGGGACGCTGCGAAGACATACGCCGTGGGCGACCGCGTGCGGTACGCTGGCAATCTGTACCGATGCCTGACGGCCCACACCGCACAGGCGGCATGGACACCTACTGACGCGCACAGCCTATGGGCTAAGGTGCTGACCGACCCCAGCGGGGAGATTCTGCCGTGGGTTCAGCCCGACAGCACCAACCCATACGCCAAGGGCGACAAGGTGACGCACAACGGCAAAACGTGGGAAAGCCTTGTGGACAATAACGTTTGGGAGCCGGGCGCGGTCGGAACGGAAAGCCTGTGGAAGGAAGTGTCGGCATGATCGGCTTTGCCATCGGCTTTATCGTCGGCGGGATCGTCGGCTTTGCGGTGGCCGCGCTGCTGGCGGCTGGAAGGAGCGAGCTATGACCGGCGAGAAATCGGCCGCGTTTGCCCGGTCGAAGATCGGACAGGGGTATATCTACGGGGCCAAGGGCCAGACCTGCACGGCGGCCTTCCGGCGGCAGCAGGCAGCCCAATACCCAGATCAAGCCCAGAATATCCTTGTCACCGGGGCCAAGTGGGACGGGCGGCCCGTGTGGGACTGCGCCCAGCTGACGCGATACGCCGCCAAGGCGTCGGGGGTGGAGCTGCCCAGCGGGGCCACCAGCCAATGGCGCAAGGCCCCGTGGAAGCGCAAGGGCACCATCGACACCCTGCCGGAGGGCGAAGTGGTCTTCCTCTACCGGCAGAAAGGCTCCATCATGCAGCACACCGGCCTTGCGCTGGGGGACGGGACGTGTGTCCATGCCCGGGGCACGGCCTACGGCGTGGTGCATCAGCCGGTCAGGGACTACCCATGGACGCACTGGGCCAGCCCGTGGGAAGCAGAAAGCGCTCCCCAGCCGGTGGAACCCATCGACCCCATGACGGAGGCCACCGTGTACGCTGAAAACGGTCTGCCGGTGAAGCTGCGGAACAAGCCCAGTCAGGGCGAGAACCTGTACTGGCACGTGCGGAGCGACACGCCTGTTACTATCCGCCAGCCGGGCGAGGAATGGTCACAGATCACGGCGCTGTGCACCGACGGAATCCGGCGGACGGGGTGGATGATGTCGGGTTTTCTGGCCATGGGATAATCACAACAACAGATCGGAGCTGATGAAAATGGATTGGGTACAAATGATTGTAACGGTCGTATGCTCGGTGGTGGCTTCGTCCGGCTTCTGGGCATTGGTTCAGAACCGGATGAACAAGCACGACGCAAACACGCGGCTGCTGATCGGCCTTGCGCATGACCGCATCTGCTACCTGGGGCTGAAGTACATCGAGCGCGGCTACATCACGCAGGACGAGTACGAGAATCTCAACGACTATCTGTACGTACCGTACCGGGAGCGCGGCGGCAACGGGAGCGCCCAGCGCGTCATGGAAACGGTGAAAAAACTGCCCTTCCGGGCGTAAAGGAGTGGGAAACATGACTTGGGAAGACATCAAACGGAAACTGACCTCGCGGAAATTCTGGGCCGCCATCGTGGAATTTGTGTCCATGCTGCTGATGGCGCAGGGCATGACCGAAAATCAGGTGGGCCAGATCACGGCCATCATCATGGCGGGCGCTGGCGTGCTGGCGTACATCATCGCCGAAGGGCTGACGGACAAGGAGAGCGTGGCAAAGACTGAGAAACCGCCTGAAGCAGCCTCCGCTGCCGATCCTGCCGAGGTCGCGGAGGGCTAACCCATGGAGCACGGGCGGCAGGATTACGAGAGGGTCATTGAGCTGTGGGTGCGCAGTGAGCGCGACCGCAGGGCGCTGAAACGTAAATACCTCGACGGAATCTGCTACGAGCAGATCGCCGACGAGCTCGGAATCAGCCCAAGAACCGTGCAGAACATCGTCAACAGGTGGCGGGGAACAGTAGAAAGCCACCTGTAAAAACCAACGCCGGGGATCATTCCCCGGCGTTATTTTTTTGCCTTAAGTAGCGCTCATGAGCCTGAGCCTTGCGTTTTTCTATTTGCTCCGGGGTGCGATTCGCCCAACGCTCGCGGGCCTTTGCGTTGCGCTGTTCTTTTTGCTCCGGGGTGCGCTGGGCGTAGCGCTTTTTGTCGTACTCCCGGTGTTTTTCCCTTCGCGACAGATCATACTGGATCTTTTGTTGCTTCTTGGCCTCCTGACGGCACTCATCGGAGCAGTAGAGCGGCTTGCCGATGGCGTAAAATTCCTTGCCACAGACGGTGCAGGTATGCGGGAGGGGGACGGCCCGGCTGCGCTCGTTCAGGACGGTCATTTTCTGCTCACGGGACTTTTTTCTGCAGTTCTCCCGGACAACGGCGGGGGAACACGCCTTACAGTAGCGCTGCGAGCCGGATTCCACGGTGTATTTTTCGCCGCACGCCTCGCAGATCGCCGTACTGCCGATTTCCCGCACCTTCCCGTCTCTCTTGCGCTGGCGGTACTCCACATTATTCCTGCGGTTGGCCTCCTTCTGGCACTCCGGGCAGCGGGTCACCCTAATGCGCCCGGTAAGTTCGCGGCCGCAGTCGCGGCAAAAGGGAACTGGGCTCCACGTGGAGACCATGGCGGAGGTCTCCGGGTCGGGGAGGACTGACCAGCCACGGACGGTGCGGGCGGTGCCGGTGACCTGCGTAAAGGCGCTGGCGGCTGTGTCGATGTTTGGAAAATCCTCTGGATGATCGCGGAGGAACTGCCTGAGATTGGAGACACCGTAGACTTCCCCGGAGGGGGAACGAAGCGTCCAGAAATTGCGGTTTTTCTTGGGCGGCGAAGCGATCATCTCCCCATCCATGGTTTGCCGGTACACGACTATCCAGCCGCTTGCCGCGCTTCCAATGTAGAGCCCATGGATGGCGACCTTAGTGTTGGGAAAATCCTCCGGGTGTGCTTTGACAAAGTCGCTGAGGGAGTACGTCCTGTAGAGATCGCCGGAAGGTGAGCGAAGCACCCAGTACTTGTAGCGGCGCTTAGACATCGTGCGTCTCCTTTCGTCTGGCGTAGCGCTCGCGGGCCTTTGCGTTGCGCTGTTCCTTTTCCTCCGGCGTAAGCTTGGCGTAGCGGGCCTTTGCGTCCTCCCGGCGCTTATCCCGCCGCTCCTGATCGTAGCGGGTCTGATATTCCTTCCGGGCCTTCTGGCGGCAATCCTCGGAGCAGTAGAGAGGTTCGCCGGTCGAGTAAAACGTCTTGCCGCAGACGGTGCAGGTATGCGGCAGAGGAACGACCCGGCGGGCCTCGTTCTTGCCGTCCCGCTTCCCCTGGTCGGCATAGGCGGCCTGATTCCACTCGCGGGAGCTTTGGTTGCGCTGCTCCTTGATGGCGGCGGGGGCGCAGGCCTTACAATAGCGCTGCAGGCCCGATTCCACGGTATACGCCGCCCCGCACCGCTCGCAGATCGCCGTGCTGCCGATCTCCCGCGCCTGCCCGGCCAGCTTGCGCTGACGATACTCCGCGTTATGCCTGCGGTCGGCTTCTGCCTGACACTCAGGGCAGCGGATGGTCTTGATATGCCCGGTGTATTCCCTGCCGCAGTCGCTGCAGGTCAGGAGCTTGTAACAGCGCCATTTGCGCCACGTGGTGATTTGGGCGGAGGAGACAGGATTGGGGAGCACTGACCAGCCGCAGACGGTGCGGGTCGTGCCGGAGGCCTGTGTAAAGGCGCAGGAGGCGGCGGACGGATTTGGGAAATCCTCCGGGTGGTCTAAAAGAAACTGTGTAAGATTGGCCGCGCCGTAGACCTCCCCGGAGGGGGAGAGAAGCGTCCAGAAGGTGCGGTTTTGGTGGTGGGGCGGCAGAACAAGCTCCCCGTCCTCCGTCTGGCGGGAGACCACATCCCAGCCGTAAACTCCGCAGGAATAGAACTGACGTATGGCGAACGGGGCGTTGGGAAACTCGTCCGGGTGAGCCTTGACAAAGTCGCTGATGGAATCCGTCCTGTACAGGTCGCCGGTGGGAGAGCGAAGCACCCAGCACTTATAGCGGCGCTTAGACATCGTCAGCCTCCATGGAGTTGACGGCGGCGTAGGCGATCAGCTGCAGTGCCCAAGGGGAGGCCGTGCGGTGGTTGCTGTCAGAGTTAGCCGTCCAGCAGGTGGCCGTCCGCTCCGGGATGTTAAGACGCAGCGCAAGACCGCGAATAGACAGGCCGCAGGCACCCGCGATGGCGCGAAAGTCGCCGCCGCCGTGAACGATGGCGTGAATGGCCGTCAGGATGCGCACTGCGTCCTCCGGGCTGGCGAAGTCGACGGAGCCGCCGCACTCCGCCATGAAGAGTTCGTCGGTGTCGCACTCGCTCGCGTCGATGTAGAGCCGGTGGAAGTCTTGGAAAGTCATAGGTCAGTCCTCCTTCTCATTGCGAAGCGATACGCAGTACTCCCAGTCCGCTTTCGTGGGCTTTTCGTCCGGGTTTGCGCTGGAGAGGGAAGACCCTCTGGCGATCAGTTTCCCGTGATACCAGTATTCGTGCAGGCCGGGGCACCTCTTAACGAGCTTGCCGTATTTTGAGAGATAAACGCGCATCATTGTCATATACTCCTTTCGATTCGTTCGGATGGTTCCGACGTAGTGTGTCCTCTTTAGTCGATTTTGGGCCAATGGAGATCGTGCTCAGTGCCGATCCTGCCGAATTTCGCCGGTCTCGTCGATGACCAGCGTGTAACTGCGCTTGCCGTCGTGGTAGTCCTGCTTCCAGCGGCCATCGTAGTAGGGCGCGCCGTCAAACACGATCTCGTCCGCCTCCTCCATGGTGACGTTGCCGTACAGCCAGTCGTCTACCAGCTCGATCATATCATCGGCGGTAGTGATCTCCTGATCGTAGATTTCCATTGTGTTTCTCCTTCTGCCCTCGTGACCTCCGGGGCGGGCAAAAGTCAAAATATATGATGCGCCACAAGCAATGCTGTATCGTTATCCCAGCACACCGGTTCCCCGGAATCTTCGTATGCCTTGAATTCTTCGTAATTCTTTCTGTAAAACTCAAGGTTGTAATTGAACAGATTCTTGACTGCGACGTGCTCCGTCGCTTCAACGCAGGGGAGAAGCTGATAGCGCCCGGCAGTTCTTGAACAGTAACGAACGACCGCGCAGGGGATGCCCTTCTTTGACGTGTACAGCCGCTCAACGATAGCTGCTCGAAAAATCCAGCCGTTCCAGCCTTGACGCATCGGCGCAAAGCAATGATGCGGGAATTGCACCACGTCTCCGACCTTAACGTTTTTTGCCTGTTTCATTCCTCCGTCCCTCGCTTTCTGCCGGGCTTTGGCCCGCCCGGCTGGGGCTTGTTGTATGTTCAGCAGACCGGCACGGCGTCGGGCTTTGGTACGATGACTTCCCAGCCGTCCGGCGTGGTGATGCGGCCGCGGCTGATGATGACTTGCACGTCGTCCGCCTTGTAGATGTTGGGCTTGTGCCAGCCCTGCCAGTTGTCCCAGTATTCGCGGTTGCGGGTGGCGATGCACTTAGCGCCGCGAAGGGTATCGCTGGCTCCGTAGCAGCAGGTCTCGTACTGGCCCCCGATGATGTAGTAGTTGCGGTCGATGTTGGTGGTGATCTTGCTATCCATGGTCTCTATCTCCTATGCCCGGCGGCTTTCCCCGCCTGCGGCCCCTCTTGATTACGTGCTTATTATACTACGCATTGCGTATCATGTCAACACTTTTTTTGAAATTTTTTGAAAAAATTTGCGGCGGACTTGCTGAAAACTTGCCGAAAACTTGCCCCTTCCTTTCATGGTGCGGGGCCGCGCTCCGTGCCATGATATAGGTACAAGGAGGCGATATCGTGCAAAACTATCCTTATATGCAGATGGTCGGTCAGGGGCCGTACCGGGGCTATCCGCCCGCGCCCCAGTATGCGCCGCAGCCCTCTCCGACGCAGACCCAGAGCAATGTTGACTGGGTGCAGGTGGCCGGGTATGAGGCAGCCAAGGCCCAGCAGGTGCTTCCCGGCTGCGTGTGCTGGATGCGGGACACGTCTGACCCCTATATTTACGCCAAGTCCGTTGACATGATGGGCACGCCAAAGACCGAGATGTTTCACATCGAGCGGGTGGAGCCGGGGGCCATGCCCCAGAAGGAGCGCAGCGTCAGCCAAGAGGACTTCGCGGCGCTGGAAAAACGGCTGAATGCTGTGGAGGACGTATTGAGAGCGGCGACGGCCCAGCCGGTAAAGCGGGCGGCCAGAAAGGCGGAGGAAGATCATGAGTAACCCGTTGGACAGTCTCTTCGGCGGCGGAGGAGGAAATGGCCTGATCGGCAAGCTGCTTTCCATTGCCGGGGCCGCGGACAAGGTGAAGTCCACCGTCAGCGACATCAATAAGCGCGGAGCGCGGGCCGTTGCGCTGGACATGGCGAAGGAAAACAAGGACTTCAAGGCATTCTGGGATAAGTACGCGGAGCTTCCGCTTGAACAGGCGGTGGAGGGCATCAGCCAGGACTACGGCTATGACCCTCAGCAGGTGCGGGGGCTTCTGCGGATGTTTGGCATCAGGCTGTAGCCGTTGTGCGCAGACGGTTTGGCAATATATGAGAGGAGACCGATATTATGGATACCAACTTTTCTTTGGCGGACATTGCGGCCGTGATGGGCCGCGACCGCGAGGGCACCGGCCTGTTCGGCGGCGGCGGTGTGCTGGCGATCATCATCATCCTGTTCCTGCTTTTCTCCATGATGGGCTGGAATGGGAACCGCAACAATACGAACGATTACGGCCAGTACGCCACGGCGGCCAGTCAGCAGCAGATTTTGTTCGGGCAGCAGTTTGGGCAGCTGAACGACCGGCTGACAAACATGGGCAACGGCATCTGCTCCCTTGGCTATGACATGCAGGGCAACATTGCCGGTCTTGGCAAGGAAGTGGCTCTGGGTCAGGCCGGGATCACCCAGCAGATCATGGCCGGGAACTACCAGCTGGCCCAGCAGCTTGCAGATTGCTGCTGCAAGACGCAGCGCGGCATTGACGCGATCAACTACAACGTCGAGGCCAAGTTCGCGGCGCTGGAAAAGGCCGGGCTGGAACGACAGATCGCCGATCAGGCGGCGCAGATCAACCGTCTGGAACTTGCCCAGCAGATGTGCGGCGTGGTGCGCTACCCCATGAGCTACGCGTACAGCGCCGGAAACAACCCCTTCTGCGGCGGCTGCTGCGGCTGACATCATCTCATGACGCTATAACAGCGACGCGCCCCGGCTGGCTATCGCTGGCCGGGGCTTATTGAAAGGAGAAGGAATATGGCTTGTAACTGCAACACCCTGAAAAACAACTGCCGGAAGAGTGCCCTACGCATCAGCGGAAGCACTCCGCAGGCCATCAGCACGACCCCGTCCGCCCTGTCCGGCGCTATCGCCCTTGTGGACACTGGATGCAGCATGGAGGCCATGTCCAGCGGCGCGAGAATTTGCACGGCGGGCATGTACGAAGTCAGCGCCAATGTGCAAGCCAACGTCACCACGGCGGGCACGGTCAGCGCCCAGCTGTATCTGGATGGCGTGCCCCTGCCGGACACGCTGCGCACGGTCACGGCTGCCGTTGGCCTGACGGTCATCCCTTTGGAAACGCTGCTCTGCCTGCCCGGGAACTGCTGCTGCGGTCACACGGTGCAGGTGTACGTCTTCGGCGCGGCGGTCGGCGATGTTACCCTGTGGGCGCTGGACGCGCTCCGGCAGGCGTAAGGAGGGCGAAGGAATGAAAGAGCTGAAAGAGATCATCCGCGACATCGGCGCGAAGCTGGAAGACGCGGAGTGCTATGCCAAGGAAGCCGTGAAGCACAAGGAGCAGTTCCCGGCGCTGGCCTCCACCTATGCCCGCATCGCTCAGGACGAGCTGGGCCATGTGGACGCGCTGCACCGCCACGCCGTGGAAATGATCGACCAGAAGGAGCGCTCCGGCGCGGAGGCTCCCGCCTCCATGCGGGCCGTGTGGGAATGGGAGCACGAGAAGCAGATCGACGAGGCGGCGGACGTGCGCCGTCTGCTGGACATGTACAAGGCATAAGGAGGGCGGCGGCATGATAACGCTGAGCTGGGTGGAGAGCGAGATTGAAAAGTCGCTGCGTGGCGAAGCCAGCGCGAAAAACGTGTACGATCTTGCAGCGCTTTTGACCGTGCGGGCGTATCTTGCCGCCCCGTCCGAATCTGTGCAGGCCGAACCTGCGAAGGAAGAAGCCCCGAAGGTGTATCTGTCCGACTACTGCGCCGATCTGGACAAGGTGCCGAAATTGGAGCAGGTAGAGCAGGCCCTCGCCGCCGTGGCGGTAGAGGATCGAGAGCAGCTGAAACGGGCGAAGGATATGAAGACATGGGCCGGGATTTTGGGCGGGAAAGTTTGAACCTCGTTTTGAACCTTTGAACTGGAAAATGAGGGGTTTTTGAAAAGAATTTGAGAAAATATTTTGGCATAGAAAAACCCCGCAACCCTTTGCGGTTGCGGGGTTTTGGATGCTTTGAAATGGGTAAAAGTTTGTAGAGTGATTTCCTGAAAATGCAAACTATCCTGTATTTCAAAACGTTGTTATGTAAGTTTTTGTATGCGTTTCCATTGTATTTGAACCTCGTTTTGAACCTCAGAGCCAAAAATACGGGACATTTCGTTTTCGACATTTTGCTTTGCTTCTTTTCGGCGCTGATCTGAAACATGGTCGTAAATGCGTCGAATCATGGTATCGTCTTTGTGCCCCATCCATTGCACAAGCACCTCGGCGGGAACGTAAGCGTCTCTGCACATGGTACAGAAGGAATGCCGGAAGTCGTGGGTGCGGATGGTGATCTCTTTCCATGGCGGAAGCTGCCCAGCGGCGGCAAGCTCCTGCTGGGCTTTGGATTTCCCGTACCATCGTTTGGAGCAGCCATTGAGAAGCGCTTCCATCTGATTGATATAGCTGCTCCACGCCTTGTAGAAAGCGGAATGTGTGTTTTGCCCGTTCACCGCCTGGAATGCCAGACCGTGCCTCCCTGAAAGAACGGCACGAAGCGGATTGAAAAGTGGGATCGTGCGAACGCCTGCTTCTGTTTTCGGCCCTTTGATCGTTCCGCGGTGGCTGGTGCAATAGCTCACGGCATGACGGACAAAAATAACCCCCTCGTCAAAGTCTACGTCCCGGTCAATGTCAAACGCCAGTGCTTCTCCACGGCGAAGGCCACCGTACAACATGAGCATGGCGCAAACCCCGAAAGGATGATCTACCATCTCGTGAACAAGCTCCCGCTCCCACGGCTCCAAGGCTCTGTGCGTTCCGCTGGTGCCCTTCGGCGGTTTGATTTTGCGGGAAGGATTGTTATTGATGATTCCATCGTCCTGCGCGTCTTCAAATAGCGCACGAATCAGGCATTGTGCTTTGTGGATATAGGAGTTGCTTTTGTCGGCGATCGTATTATAATATTCGGCAATATCTGTTTTTGTAACGTTCCGCAGTAAAGTTTCTACCCCTACAAATTCGGAAAAACATTCCAGCATTCCGGCGTAAGAATTATAGGTTCTCCTAGTCACGCCGCTTTTGTACGCCGGGAGCCACCGCAGGACATAGGCCATCACCGTCACGTCCTGCGGCTTTTTCTGCGCCTCCTGCCGCTTGTAAGCGTCACGGGCGGCTAATGCCTCGGATTGCGTCTCCCCGTAAAATTGAATGCCTTTGTAGACGCATTTGTAGCGCCCGTCCTTGCGTTGCTTGAGGGTCTGGCGTGGCATATTATTTCCTCCTATTCAGCCCTTGGCGAATGGGCCGACAAGGGAGCGGTTGTAGCGGATGATTCCGCAGGCGGGGCTCGTGATATCCCAAATAAACCACACACAAATAAATGCAATCATAACGACGGCCAGAATACACCATATGCGTTTTTCCTTTTTCAGGGATGTGATTAGCTGCTGCGTAATTTCCCGTTCGTTTTCATACGCTTCTTTCAATGCGTCAATGGCATAGCGCTGGTTTTCCCGTATGTCGGTTTTCTCCTGTTGGTGGACGGCGTTCATGTCGTTGACATACTCCGACGTGTAGCCGTGCTGCGCTGGTGCGTCCTCCGGGATGTCCGGCGGCTGTTCCACGATCTCCAACCCAAGGGCCGTTGTGATCTGGTACACGCGATCAAAGGCGGGGACTGTCGAGGTATTGATAAAATTGTCGATGGTGCTTTTCGGGATTCCGGTCATTGCGGACAGTTTTCCGATTCCGATCTCCTGCCGCCCCATTTCTGCCTTTATGCGCTCCCGCAGGTCGTCCATATCAATAATTGTCCCATATTTGTGGTCAGTTTGTCCCATATTAGGCCTCCTATTCTGTCGCATTTTGTCGAACGTCCCATTTCTGCCTATTGCCTATTTTGGCGGTGTGTAGTATCACGGAAGCAGAACAGGGCGCAATGCCAAAAGACAACTGGGGAGGAAAAATGGAAATGGACTACCGTAACGAAATTATCCGCATGGTACAGGCTGTTTGCCCGGAGAGCGCACTGAAAAAAATCTATAAATTCGTGCGAATGGTTTACAACAGCCTATGCGGGGCTGAAAGGAACAGGGCATGAAAGACCGGCGAGAGGAAACCATTGAAAAGATCGTGAAAAAAGTGGTAGAAATGAGCGACGAGGAATTTCAAAAGTTTCTTGAATTCCTCAAAACCATTTGACTATCTATTGACCAATAGAATATACTGGAACTATCATTAAGGCCAAGGAGGGAAAGCATTTGAATTTTCTATTGATCTGTTTAAGCGCTGTCGTAGCAAGTGTCACGGTTGGCCTGACCGCCGTTGCGGTTGTTATTGCCGCCGCAATCGTGGAAAACACTCATTTTGTCATTAAAGCAACGATCGAATGTCGTCAACGGCAAAGCAGACATCTTTTTGAAGCAATTTGCCAGAAACTAGAAAAGACAAAGGAAGATGGAAATCCTTTAACCCCGAATTATCAGGAAATTTACGACATTGCCCTTCGTGGCTGCCGCCAGACGGCACCAAGACATTCACGTTTGGGAAGCAAAGTTTCCGAATTTCTTCATTCTTGCACCGAACGAATGGGGCTGTGAGGGAATCCATTTCGCTTTTCAACCGAAAGGCGAATGTGACCCGCTCCGCCCCTCGTTCCGGGATGATGATCGGAAGGGAATCCAATTCGATCTTCTTTTCCCCGAAGGGAAGTACGCGGAGATTGATCTCGTTTTTTATCTCCCCGTCTTTCAACCGAAGTCTTGCGTTGGTGAACGACAAACAGGCATGAGTGTTATTGACAAGCGTTGCCAGCACAACCAGCCAGCAAAAATCAGATGTATAGCCAACGGGGAATAAAAATGCGTCCTCGATAGAAATCGAGCGTCGCCGTCTGTATCTCTCTACGAAAACACCAACAATTAGATTAATCAGTGACAATCCGAGGGCAAGCCCCGCTATCATGTCCCCTACCTCCCAACCCGCCGGTTGGTTTTGCATCAAAAATCATCCCCCAGCGCCTTTCGGCGCTTTTTTTATTTGGTTTCTTCTTTTTGCTCTGCGGGAGCTTCGGGGCAAAGGTGCTTCCGGATGGCCTTCAGTTCTTCCAGCATGGCCTTGCGCTGCTTTTCCGCTTCCTCCTTGTACTCCAACGACAAGCTGATGGAGCCGAACAGCAGGAAGTTGACGATAGCTGCGGCAAAGATTTCTCCCGCCGTTACCCAGGCAAAGCTTCCGGCGTACAGGAAAGCGCCAACAGCGCCAGCCACCAGAACCAGATTGGCAAACCAACGAGTTGCTTTGATCATGAGAACCCCTCTTTTCCAATTTTTACGGCCAGACCGTGGCCGCGAACATCATTTTTTATCCCGCGTGATGAACCGGGCATAGTCATACACCTTTTCCAGATCGGCCTCGGACATCGCCCGCAGCATTGCCTCCACGTCCCGTCTTTGCCGGTCGGCGGGGGAGGGGGAGGGCTGAGGTTGTCCCTCGTCCCGCCCCATTAGATAATCAACGGAAACGCCAAAATAATCTGCAAGAGCCGCTATTTTTGCGTTTGACGGCTCTCTTTCTCCGGCTTCGTATCTTCCAATCGTAACGCAGGACACACCTATTAAGTCACCGACCTGTGTTTGCGTCATTCCGCGTTTCAACCGAAGCTCTCTCAAGCGTTCCATGATTTCACCTCATCAGCAAAAGTATACAACCAAAAAGATAAAAAGAAAATATCCAAAGAGTTAAATTTGTTATTGACAATTAACCGAATAGGTATATAATAGACTTACCGAAAAGGTAAAAGAAGGTGGTTAAGTGGTAAAAATCCGAGAGGCACGCAAGGCAAAACATATGACCCAGAAAGAGCTTGCGAAGGTCGCCAATGTTTCTTACGTGTCCATTAGCCGTTATGAAAGTGGTATCCGTCTTCCCTCCGTCCCCACGGCCCAGCGCATCGCCGCGGCCCTCGGCGTGGAGTGGACGAAGTTCTTTGAACCGCCGTCCACAAGCCAAGTATAAACCCAGATGGAGGCACGAAACATGGCAGAATTTACGGAAAAAGACCTGCGAAAAGCCCGCGAATCAAATGGCCTGCCCCGCTGGAAGCTGGGCGAGAAGATAGGCGTGAGCGAAAGCACCATCGAGCGCTGGGAAAGCGGCGAGACGGTGCCCACGCCGGAGGACATCGACAACATCGGCGAGGCGCTGAATGAACCCACCCTCTGGCATAAATGGATGCTCAGCCATTACGACAGCTACCGCCGCCGCTACATCGGCTGCGCCGACATGGCTCTGCCGGTGAGCGTGATGCGAAACCGCTACACCATGGCTGATGTGGCCCAGCTGCAGGAGGCCGTAGAGCGGGACGTGATGGACGGGCACATCGACGATCAGGACTTGAGCGGCCAGTACGCCGAGAAGATCAGGGCGCTGATCGCCAGCCTGAGCGACACCCTAGCGAGGATCGGGAAATGACGAAGGGAGGGAAAGGGATGGAAAGGCAGATGACCCCCCGGCAGGTGGCCGAGGCCACCGGCATGACCTACCAAAACGTATGCCGCCTGATGCGCTCCGGGGAGATCGAGAGCTTCGCGGTGGGCGTTGACCCCCGCAGTCCACGGCCCCGGCTGGCCACCACCGAGCGGGCCGTGACCCGCTGGCAGCTAGCCCGGCAGGAGATGGCGCAAGAGGCCCGGCGGCCCACAAAAAAGCCCGTCCGGCAGCACCGGCGGGCGATGGAAGAAGCCCCGGAGGGCGGATATATCGACCAAGACGGGAAATTGAGAATCAAAAGAAGGTGAGAATGATGCGAATCGTACCCAAGATGTTTACCAGCATCCCCATGATGGAGTACATCCCCCGCACCGGCCTGAACCTGCTGCGCTACAAGCGCCGCCTGCGCTGGATGGCCTCGGATGTCTGCCCGCCCGATAAGAGCTGGGAAGTGATCGTCGCCATGTTCGCCGCCGTGGCGCTGTTTGTGGGCGCGTTCGTGGCGTGGGGCCACGGCTTGGTATAAAAAGAGGGCTCGTGTTACCAGCACGAGCCCAAGGGGGTTCCAACGACAAAGGATGAGGCACGAAAGGAAAGCCAGTCCAAAACAACCACCATCATTATAACACAAAAAGGAGCGAAACGCAATGTATCGCTGCTGCGAATGCGGGGCGTATCTCGATCAGCCGTGGGAGGCCCACGAGTGCCAGCGCCCCGACCGCCCCAAGCGGCGGAAGAAGCCCGGACGCGGCGACTACGACCGCACCCCGAAAAACCAGCTGGAAGACCAGAAATTGAGGATGAGAAAGGCGTGGAAAGAATGGGACATGAACTAGAGAATCCCGCCGTGATCGGCAACTACTACGAGCCCTCCAAGATGCTACCCGACACCGACGAAAACCGCATGGCCTACGTGCGGGAAAAGCATTTGGGCTGGCGGGCGGCGGCGGTGGGCATGAATGTGCACAAGTTTTCCCAAGAGCCGCAGAAAGACCTGATGGAAGTGATCTGGGACATGATCGAGCAAGACCAGCCAGACCGGGCCATGGAATGGGCTTGCGGCCTCGTGGAGTGCTCGCCCTACTACGACAGCTACACGGAATGGAGGGACAGACCGTGCATGGAGGTATCCGCCCGGCGGTCTATCGCCTGACCGACCGCGTAGGCTTTGACCCCGAACACCAGTGCTGCGAGGGCTGCAAGTACTGCCAGACCGACGCGTACAACCGCGACCGCAAGCGCTGCAACGTGACGGGAGAAATTATCTGGGCACCGAAGCGTTTTGGCCTCTGGTGCCCGCTGGAAAAGGTGGAAGAAGGAAATGAGCCCGTTTGAAATCTTGAATGGCGTGGACGTGAGCGGCCACACCGAGAAGAAAGGGAACCTGACCTACCTGAGCTGGGCTTGGGCATGGGGCGAGCTGAAAAAGCGCTACCCCATGAGCTACTATACCGTCTATGAGGCGGCCAACGGCAACCCCTACCACACCGACGGCAAGACCTGCTGGGTGAAGACCGGCGTGACGCTGGTGGACGGGGAAACCTCGCTGGAGCATATCGAGTACCTGCCCGTGATGGACGCGCGGAACCACAGCATCCCTCTGGCGCAGGTAGACAGCTTCGCGGTCAACAAGACCATCCAGCGGAGCCTGACGAAGGCCATTGCCCGCCACGGCTTGGGCTTGTACATCTACGCGGGCGAAGACCTGCCGGAAGACCCGCCCGCCCAAAAGAAGCCCCCGGAGGGCGAACAAAACCAGCAGGAGACCGAGCAGAAGAAACAGACCGGCACCCCGGCGAACCAGTCCGATGCCGTCCCGATCTACTGCACCGCCTGCGGCCATGAGATCAAGCCCTACGGCAACCGCACCGCCCAGGAGCTGGCGAAGGCCAGCAAGGAGAAGTTCGGCGAAGTGCTGTGCGTGGATTGCGGCAAGGACGAAGCCGCCCGGCGCTCGGCAGGTGACCGCCTATGATCTCCACCGTGGGCCGGGCCTATGACCACCGGGGAGCCGTGGCCGTGAAAACCATCCGCCCCCCGGTGGATAACCTGAGCGAGGACGTGATGGTGCTATGGCACGATAAGCGGCAGATCAGCCCGGAGCAGCGCCGCCACGCATGGGCGCTGGTGGGCGATATCTCCGCCGCCTGCGGGTACCTGAGCGCAGGCGACCGGGAAATGCTCAACGGCGATCTGAAACGCAAGTTCCTGATCGACCGCATGGACGAGCTCACCGCCGAGGCCATCAAGCGCTTCTCCCTCTCCGACTGCGACATGACCACCGCCCGCCTGTACATCGACTTCCTGATCGAGTTTTGCGTGGAACACGGGATTCCCACCCGGGAAAATCTCGCGGAGATCGCCGGAGACGTGACCGCCTACGTCTACGCCTGCTCCATGCGCAAAGTCTGCGCGGTATGCCGTAGGCCCGGAGAGCTGCACCACATCGACCGGGTGGGCATGGGCCGGAACCGGGACGAGATCGACCACATCGGCATGGAGGCCCTGCCCCTCTGCCGGGAGCATCACATGGAGGCCCACCAGCACGGCGACCCCGCGCTGATGGAAAAATACCACCTGCAGCCCATTACCATCGACGAAAAAATCTGCCGGGTCTACCGGCTGAAAGGAAAGCAACATGAATAAACTCACCATCATCGGCAACCTCACCCGCGACCCGGAGACCCGGGTCACTCAGTCTGGTTCCTCCGTCTGCTCCTTCACCGTGGCCGTCAACCGCCGCGGGCAGGACGACAAGACCGACTTCTTCCGCGTCAGCGCATGGAACAAGACCGGCGAGACCTGCCAGAAGTATCTGGCCAAGGGCCGCAAGGTGGCCGTTACCGGCCCCGTGAGCGTCTCCACCTACACCGGGCAGGACGGCAAGGCCTACGCCAATCTGGAGGTCATGGCGCAGGATGTGGAGTTCCTGACCCCCAAGGGCGAGCAGGCCGCACAGGCACCCGCAGCCCCGGTGAATAATGGCTATCAGGAAGTCACGGACGACGATCTGCCGTTCTGATGATACAGAGAAAGGAAAAGAATCATGAAGAAAATGGAACTCCGGGAACTGGTAGGCGGAGCGCTGCAAGAGCAGTTCGCCAAATCCTTTGAAAAAGTGGTGGAAAACCTGCAAAACCCCAACACGCCCTTCAAGGTCATCCGGGAAATCAATATCAAGCTCAAGTTTACCCAGAACGAAAAGCGGGACGATGTGAAATGCGGCATTCTGGTGGCCGAAAAGCTGGCTCCCCAGTCTCCCATGGAAACGGCCTTCTCCGTCGGGAAAGACCTGAAAACCGGCGAGCTGTTCGCCGTGGAGTACGGGAAGCAATGCACCGGCCAGGTCACCATGGACGACCTGAACCGGGAAGAAAATCCCGTAGTGGACACGGAAACCGGGAAAATCATTGGAAAGTCCATCGACAACGTGATCGACCTGCGCAACGCGGCGCTGAAATAAGAGGGAGGAAAAAAATATGATCCAAAAGGCATTGCAGTACATCGTCAATCTGGCGGAACCCAAAGTACAGACCATCGACGGCGAAACCTATTCCGACAAGGCCCTGCATCGCGTGAGCTTCAACCCGAAAGCGGAGCCTATCCAGCTAAACACCCTGACCAGCTTGGTAGACTACATCCTTTCCGGCTTTGACACCCACGGCAAGCTGTTTGTCCATGTGGTTTCGCCCGTCGAAGTCAAGGTATTTTCCGCGCTGGACGGGGAGCGAATCCGGGAAGAGCTTCTGACGGTCAACGCCCTTGTTCCCCGGTTTATCTTTGGCCAGTTTATGGAGCATGAAGCGTTCTGCATCGGTTTGCAGTCCAAGTTCCTGAACAGCGGCGACCGGGCGCTTTTGCTGAAATTCGCCGGGACCGTGGAGGCCGGTTCAGTGGCCCAATACGGCGACGACGGCGTTACCCAGAAAGCCACTGTCAAAACCGGAGTGGCCTCCAAGGCGGATGCGGTGGTTCCCAATCCCGTAACCCTAAGCGCTTACCGCACTTTTATGGAAGTGGATCAGCCCGCCGCACAGTACGTATTCCGCATGAAGCAAGGCCCCGGCGGAGACGTGCAATGCGCCCTGTTTGAGGCGGACGGCGGCGCATGGCAGACCGAGGCCAAGGAATCCATTAAAGTCTATCTGACCACCGAATTTGAAGGCTACAACGACATTGTTGTCATTTCCTGACGGGCTATCCTTGCCGGTGGGTGGTAAAACCGGCAATCCCTTATTCGAGGGTACGGGAATCGCGAATCAGATAAAGGAGAAAGGAAAGAATGCTTCCATACATCAAGGTCTTTCCCGACTTGAGCGAAACCGTTGACCTCCTTTCCGACGCTGAGGCGGGGAGGCTCCTGAAGTCGATATTGCACTACGCAAACGGCGAGGAAGATGAGCTGCCCGGACAGGAAAAGCTGGTATACGCCATGCTCAGGAAACAGATAGACAGAGACGCTGCCGAATACGAGCGCTATTCCGAAAAGCAGCGAGCAAATGGATGCAAGGGCGGCCGCCCGAAAAAACCCAGAGAAACCCAACAAAACCCAAAAAACCCACTGGTTTTTGAAAAAACCCAAAAAAGCCAAGAAGAAGAAAAAGAAAAAGAAAAAGAAAAAGAGGTAGTACGCGCGCCCGCGCGCGAGACCGCCCCCGCCGCCGGTTGGATGTCCGCCGAAGAGATGGACAGGGCCGCCGAAGAGTACAACAGCCTCATGGACGCCATGGAGACCATCGGCATGCCGACGACGGCGTACAACACAGAGCAGGTCATGGCCCTAAAGGCCCAATACGGGACGGAAAAGGTGCTGGCCTCCCTGAAGACCGCCGCAGAGGGTGACACAAAGGGCGGGGTCAGTCTGGCCTTCGTCCGGGCGATACTGGACGGGAGCAAAAAACAGCAAACCGCCAAGAAACAGGCCACCAGAACCATCCGGGAATGCTGCGTCATTGATGGGAAAGAGGTTTGGACGGAGCGGAAGGTGGCGGCTACATGAGTGAAACACAAACCGCCTACGTCAACGTGGACGCAGAAAAGACCGTGCTGGGCGCTATTTTGCAGGGCGGCGAGGCTGCGCTGAATGACCTGACAGAGCGGGACTTCTACCGCCCGGAGCATCGAGCCATTTTCCGGGCAGCGCAGGAGCTGCGACGGGAGCGGCAGGCCATTGACCTGATGACGCTGGGCAGCCGTCTGGCGGAGCGGAAAGAACTGGAGACTGTTGGCGGCCCGGCGTACCTGCTGGAATGCGTCCGCTTTGTGCCCACGCTGGCCAACAACGGCAGCTACATCGGCATCGTGCGGGAATGCGCCCGGCGGAGGGAGCTCAAGCGGATTTTGCAGGACACGGCGGGGAGCATCGGCCAGCAGAACGCCGATCAGGCAGCGGACGAGCTGCTTTCCCGTCTGCGGAGCATGACGGCAGGCCCGGCGAGCTGGTCAGACTTTCGGGAGATCATGAGCCGCACATTTGATCATCTGGACGGGGTAGCCAGCGGAAAAATACAGACGATCTCCACGGGGCTGGCTGATCTGGACGCGATCTTCGGCCTGCGGCGGGGCGAGGTGACGACCATTGCGGCAGGCCCCGGTCAGGGAAAAAGCGCTCTGGCGTGGCACATTGGCCGAACGGCGGCCCAGCGCGGTTTCCGGGTGGCGCTGGTCAGTCTGGAAATGTCGGAGGAACAATACGGAATCCGCGCCCTAAGCAGCCTGACGGGAATCCCCATGGAGCAGATCGTGGCGGCCAAGAGCCTGACAGTGGAACAATGGACGGCCATCGGGGACGCGATGAACACGGCCCGGCTGCCCTTATGCATTACGACCAGCGTTAGCACGATAGAACAGGCGAGGCGGGAAGCCGCCCGCATGGAGCATCTGGATTTGCTGATCATCGACTATCTGCAGATCATGGAGACGGCGCGGCATATCGACAACGAGCATCTGCGCATCAGCACCATCACGCGGCAGGTCAAGACCATGGCGCGGGAGCTGGATATCCCGATCATAATGCTGAGCCAATTCAAACGGCTCCCGCCGGGGCAACGCCCGGCGCTGAATGACCTGAAGGAATCCGGCAGCATCGAGAATGACAGTGACAACGTTATCCTGCTGTACAAGCCCCAAGGGCCGGACGATGAGAACATTCCCTCGCCCTATGTCGGATGGTACGAGGCGGCAGAAGCCCGGGAACAGAGGTTTTTGCTGGTCGAAGTTGCCAAGCAGCGCATGGGCAGGGTGAGAACTGTTGCTGCGATCTTTGATCCGTCGCGGATGAGATTTTACACACCAGCAAGGGGGGACGCACGATGACCAGACCCAACTGCCCGACGGAAGAGCAGGAGCAGCGCATGGTGATGCAATGGGCCTCCATGGCCGAGGGGAAGCACCCGGAGCTGCGCATGCTGCACCACATCCCCAACGGAGGGGCCAGAAGCGCCCGAACGGGGGCCATGCTGAAGGCTCAGGGCGTAAAGAAAGGGGTGCCTGACCTGTGCCTGCCAGTGCCATGCGGCGGTTACCACGGGCTGTATATCGAGCTCAAGCGCGTCAGCGGCGGGCACGTCAGCGCCGAGCAGGCCGAAATGCTGAACGCCCTTGCGGCCTACGGCTACAAGGCGCGAATCTGCCGGGGAGCCGAAGAAGCGATTAACACCATCAGGGACTATTTGCGAGAGGAAGAAAGGCAATGAGCCACCACTACTATCAGCCGGGGCGGAAGCAAAAGCGTCCCTGTAAGACCTGCCTGTGGCACTGGCCGGAAGTCCACGGCGGCGAGGGCTACCGCTGCTACAATATTCGCAGCGCGTACTACCGGGAGAAATCCAGCGCCGGGTGCACCGACTACGAGACCCGGGTGAGTCAGACTGAACCAGATGAAGATCAAGAAATTCTGCTGGGGTGATCAGATATCCAGACCCTGCTATGGCAGAAATACCAAAGGAACGGCCAAACCGGCCGAGTGAAATACGGGAGGGAAGACCATGAACCGCGCACAAAGGAGAGCCGCCAAGAAGCAGCAGCCGAAATGGAAGACCATGACCCATGACCAGAAGATCGGGGCGCTGCTGAAAAACGGCATTACGCCCAAAGACCTAGACAGCGCCTATGAGGACGGGCGCACCGCCGGGATCAACGGCACCTATCAGATATGCTTCGCCGCCGTATGCCTTGCCCTGAACGACATCCACGGCTTCGGCGGGAAGCGCTGCCACCGGGTGTTGGAGAAAATGCAGCGGTATATCGTGGATTGCTTTACCAGCGCCGATGCCGTGCAAGCCGTCTATAAGCGCATGGGGCTGAAATTGGACTTTGGAGACCCGCTGAATTGGATCGAATTGGAGGACGAGGATTGATATGGGCAAAATGATCGAGATTAGCGCCGCCCGGAGTCGGGCGGAGGCGGAAAAGGGGCTGGAAGACTTTGCGGCCATGATTGACCAAGAATATAAGACAGCCGACACACGATCCGCCGCGCCAAGAAAGCCCCAAACGGCGGAAGCCGACCGGGCGCTGAATGCCTACGGCCTCTACTGCCAACTGTGCGAGACACTGACCGGGAAGCCCATTGCCAAGATGGACGAGCTGCTGATCGCCGCAAAAAAGGCCCGGCGGGAGCAGGCTATCAGTGATGGCGCGTACAAACAGTGCGAAGCAGAAAACACCAAGCTGAAAGAGATGGCGGCGGAGGATATCCTGCGGGCGGCGCTGAGCGGCTACCCATGCAACAGCTGCGTGAACAATATGTTGGATGTGTTGTGTGACTGTGACTGCGCGGATTGTGAGCACCATTGCACGTGCCATGAGTGCCACGACAGCGAGAGCTATGTATGGAGGGGTGGGAAATGAGCGACCTGATTGAGCGCAAAGAAGCCATAGAAGCGATCAAAAAGTACGGGAAAGACGCGCTGTCTGCCGGAAGGAAGCATATTGACCCGGTGGATGACATCGTCGAGTTGTGTAACATGCTCGCCGCGCTGCCCGCTGTTGAGGCTACGCCGGTGGTGCATGGAAAGTGGAAACCAGACCCGTATTGTTACCATGTTTTCCATTGCTCTGTATGCGACAGCCCTTTTTGGGCGATGAGAGCATATTGCCCCAACTGCGGCGCGAAGATGGACGGGGAGGGGGATGCTAAATGATCTGCAAACCAATCTTGTTTAACACCGATATGGTACAGGCCATTCTGGCGGGCCAGAAAACGCAGACGCGGCGGGTGATAAAGCCGCAGCCCACAAACCCAAGATGGAACAATATTGGTTGGCTCGGTTGGGATGACGGACATGGCTACAGAATGAAGCCTCCTTGCGAAGATGGCGATATTCTCTGGGTTCGCGAAACGTGGAGTACCACGGACAAGTGCGGTCTTTACCCGAACTGGCCCATCGACGGAATCCACTATATGTACAAAGCGGACGACCCAGATTGCAGTGCGGCAAAAAAATCCAGATGGTATCCTTCCATCCATATGCCGAAACAAGCCGCCAGAATCTTCTTGCGGGTGAAGGAAGTGCGAGTTGACTGGCTGCAAGCCATGGACGAAGAAGCGGCTATTGCAGAGGGCTTCGCTGATTCCACTGCCGGCACAGATTCCCCACTCACACGTTTCGCGGAGCTTTGGGACAAAACGATCAAGCGCGAAGATTTGCGCGAATTCGGCTGGCACGCCAATCCCTGGGTCTGGGCCGTCGAGTTTGAACGCTGCGAAAAGCCGGAAGGATGGGATAAAAAATGACCGAAACGCCGAAGTGCCCCTATTGCGGGGCGGAATTGGAAGTGACCCATGCTTTTGTGAACGATGCTACCGCAGCACATAAGTTGGTATACACCTGCTTCTGCCGAGAATGCGGAGTATACACGCCCAAAAGGTCAACGCCGGAAGAAGCCCTTTCCGCCGCCCTCCACCGCGCCGAGCCGGAAATGCGGCCCCTGACGCTGGAAGAGCTGAAAGCACACTGCGCAAAAGGGCGGGATGCTGAACCGCTGTGGGTGGAATTCAAGGAAGAATGCGCTATTTCCAGATGGATTTTTGCGGTTATCCCACCTGATGTTTTCGACAGACCTGTCCTTTCCGAGTGGATAGCAACGGACAGAAGCGAAAAATACGGGAAAGAATGGCGCTGCTGGCCCCGGAAGCCTACCAAGGAGCAGATGGCGGCGGAGAAGTGGGAGGAATGAACCCTGAAAATACTGATAGCATGTGAAGAATCTCAGGCAGTATGCACTGAGATGCGACGCCTGGGACACGAAGCATACTCATGCGACCTGCAGGAGCCGTCTGGCGGGCACCCAGAATGGCACATCATGGGAGATGCGCTGGAATCGCTGAAGGGCGGGACAATCGTAACAATGGACGGAGAAACGCACTGCGTCCCAAAGTGGGATATGCTGATTGCTCATCCGCCGTGCACATATCTTACAAACGCGGGAGCCGTCCGGATGAGAGTAAACGGAGAAATTGTTTTGGAAAGATATGCAAAGGCCATGGAGGCAAAAGAGTTTTTTATGGCCTTCTGGACGGCGGACATTGACAGGATCGCCATTGAGAATCCAACGCCGATGCGGCTTGTGCAACTGCCGCCGTACTCCCAGGCGATACAGCCTTATGAGTATGGACATCCATACAGCAAGCGCACATGCCTGTGGATTAAAAACTTGCCGCCGCTGATCCCGACAAAAATCATCGCAGAGCACACGCCTTACGTAAACGGCGGATACAAAGACGCAAATGGCAACTACAGGCGATTCCAGGGCCGCAAAGAACGCGACATGAAAACGCGCTCGAAAACATTCCCCGGCATCGCCCGCGCCATGGCGGAACAGTGGGCCGGAAAAGCGGAGGTTGAAACGCTATGACCTGCAAGCATATATCTGCCCTGCTGGTGCTGGCGCTGGCCGCTGTCGCCCTGACCGTGTGCGCGGGGCTGGCCGCCGGAGTAAGCATGTGGCCGTGGATCGTCGGCTATTGGGCGGTGTTGACGGCCAAAAATATTGTGGACTGGATTGGAGCGATAAAACATGAGTAAGATCGAAATCATCCGCAGGCCGAAGGAAGAAGATTGGGCCCGGTGTTACCGGCTGGCGCTGGGCACGGAGGGGAAGGGGACGGACAAAGTCCCTACCCCTGCGTGGATGGAAAAAATCTTGAAGGCGGAGCATTCCCCCATCCGAACCCTGATGTGGACGGTGCGGATGTATGACGTGCCCTACTGTGTGGTCATGCATCTGGTGCGGCACAAATACGGCGTGGAATGGTACGTGCAGAGCCAGCGCAACGACCGGCAGAGCAGGTACGACCGAAACAAGGCCCGGCAGGATGCGCCGGTGATGCTGACCATGGATGTGAATGCGCAGGCCCTCATCAACATCAGCCGGAAACGGCTTTGCTATAAGGCGGCGACGGAGACCCGGCAGTTATGGACGGCGGTCTGCAACGCCATCATCGGGCTTAACCCGGAAATGCTGCGGGTGCTGGTGCCGGACTGCGTGTACCGTGGGAAATGCCGCGAAATGCAGCCCTGCGGAGAACGAGACGGGAGGTAAAATATGATCGAGACCGCGAAGCTGATACAAAAGCCGGTAAACCCGGCGAAAAAGTGGCTGTCCGGCTACCCGGAGATGCTGGAGCGCCGGGAGCGGCTTGCCCGCCATATGGAGCGTTATTACGCGTCCGCCACATCGTGCACGGCAAAGCTGAAACCAGTCAGCGTCTCTGGCAGCCCGGCGGCCTATGACCGCATGGCCGAGGCCGTCGTGAACAACGTGGACGCGCAGCGCAGCTTCGCGGTGGAGATCGCCCGCATCGACCGCAAGGCGGCGCAGGTACTGAGCGCCATCGGCCAGTTGACCGACGAGCGGCAGAAGCTCATCCTGACCATGCGCTACATCGAGGGCGCGGAGTGGCCGGAGATCATCGAGCATTTCCAGCGGCAGGAGGATCGGCAGAGCCGCTGGGTGTTCATTCAGCATGGCCGGGCGCTTGGCATTATCAGAAGGTGGATGGAAGAAAACGGAGTGCAGTAAAATGCACTTGCGCGGCCCGGAAACCTGTGTTATCCTGACAATGCAAATTGATAGCACACGAAAAAGGGAGTTGGCCTCGGCCCGCTCCCTTTTTGCGTGGGAGGCGTTTTAAGGAGCGGCGCTTACCTCCGGCGCGGGAAGATGGGGAGTGGTTGCCCCCATGTTTTGCGCCGTGGCGGGGCGGCGCTTGTAAAAACGGGAAAAGGCGGGAGACCGCTTTTTTTAATCCATAAAAGGAAGGAGAATGAACGATGAGCGAGATCCAGAGGCGGATCAATCGCGTTACCGGCGTGACCCGTCGGAACGTGAACCGAAACGTCACCCGGCGGAACGCCCGGAACACTTTCCGCCGCAAAAGCTCCGGGGGCATGGGCGGCTGATTTGGCCACCGATCTGTTTGACCCGGTAAAGACGCAGGCGAGGGTGACCGACGCTGTTTTAGTGGGATTTTCCTGCGGCAAAGACAGCATCGTCACCCTTGACCTGTGCTTTCGGCATTTCAAGCGGGTGCAGCCGTTTTTTATGGCTTATGTTCCGGGCATGGATTTCCAGGAACGGATGATCCAGAAGTATGAAAAACGGTACGGTGTGGAGTGCATCCGAATGCCGCACTTTGAAACGAGCAATTTCTTCCGATACGGGACATTCCGCGACCCTGACCCGACCGTGCCCATCGTCGGCGTGGCAGACGCCTACGAGTGGCTCCGGCAGAAGACCGGCATCCACTGGATCGCCTGCGGGGAGCGGATCAACGACAGCATCGTCCGGCGGGCCATGCTGAAAAAAAGCGGCAGCATCGACGAAAAGCGGGGGCGCTTCTTTCCCTTGATCTACTGGACGAAAAACGACGTGCTGACCTACATGAAGGCCAAAAAGCTGATCCTGCCGAGAGAGTATAGCAGGATCGGTCATTCCTTCCGCTCGCTGTCCGGTGAGGATGTGCTGATGGTGAAGGACTTTTACCCAAACGATTATGAAAAACTGCTGCGTCTGTACCCATTGGCGGGGGCGGCGGCAAGAAGAGAGGCGATCAAACGTGAAAAGCAAGTACCAGGCGTTTGAATCGGAGGTCATCAGCCGCGACCAGATAAAGAACGCCCCCTATAATCCCCGTATCATGGACAAGGAGGCAAAAAAGCGGCTGAAAAACGCGATCCGAAAACACGGCCTTGTATCCGCCCTGACATGGAACCGCCGAACGGGCAATCTGGTGGGCGGTCATCAGCGCTTGGAGCAGCTGGACGCATTGGAAGGGAACCAGCAATATGAGCTGACCGTAAACGTGATCGACGTTGACGAGCGCGAAGAAGCGCAGTTGAACGTGCAGCTGAATAACCCCAGTATGCAGGGCGACTGGGACTTGGACAAGCTGGCCAACATGGCCGAAGATTTTGACCTGAGCATGGACGATCTCGGTTTTTCCGAAAGAGACGCGGAATTTCTTTTCGACGGCGACGACCGATTTACCGATCTGTACCAGACCCCGGAGGCCAAAGAACTGACCACACAGCTCAAGGAGATCAAAAACGCCCGTACCTCCATGAACCAGAAGAACACAGAGAACGGACGGATCGATTTTTATTCTGTCGTTGTTTTTTCCTCGCCCGAGGAAAGAGAGCTGTTTTATCGAAAGATCAACGTGCCGATCTCCGAACAATACATCACGCCAGACCAGATCAAGCGGTTAGGAGCGGAATGATATGCTCTCTGATATAAGCGTCGATCTCTTCCGACGACATTTCGGCCTCGTTGACGCGCTGGATCAGACGATCCTCCACGTCGAACAGCCCCGGCTTCCCGCGCACCTTGAAAGGCACGACGGGGCAAACATAGTCGAAGACCCATGCGTATCCTTTTCCGGGCGCTGTATCCAGACAGGCCGCGTCCATGTCTTTCCGCGTAAAGGGACGAACCTCTTTTAGGTCAACGATATGCAAAGCGTGGCGCGCGATCGTCCCCGGCACCAGATCGCCGTTGGAGCAGATGAGCAGCTCGCCACGGTGTGAAGTTTCCCACGTGCGAAACTCAATCGTCTTTTGGTCGCCGAACAATGCGGCGAATCCGCTCGAGACAGACAAGGCTTTCATTTGGCCGTCACCCCCCATAAAACTCAATCATATCAACGATTTCCCACTTATTATTATACCACAGGCCGCCATGAAAATAAAGAAAAATATCGGATATCTGACAGGCGGCCAGACCCGAACAGACAGGAGGCAAGACCATGCCCAGAGGCCAGCACCCCAACAGCCTCGCGAACCTGAAGAAAGGCCATCGTTTCAGCTCCGCTGACGGTTCCGCGAGGAAAAACGCCAAGAAAGCATCCGCCGAGCGGCGGGGCATCGCGGAGGAAATGCGCGCCCTGCTGGATGAGCCCAACAAGGACGGCAGCACCCGCCGGAAGACCCTCGCGGCCAAATTGGTGCTCAATATGGATAAATCCCCGGAGTGGTACAAGCTGGGCCTGAAGATGATCGGCGAGCTGCCGCCCGACCAGATCGATGTGAAGACCACGACCCTATCCGACGAGGCGAAGGCCGAACTCGACAAGCTGCTGGAGGAAACAAAGGGTGAGATACGGTGACGCGGGAAGAAGTCTGGAACATCTGGCGTTATCACCCGGCGGCGGTGGGGCGAATGGTGGGCTTCCGCGACCTGACCGACGAGCTCCACGGGAAATGGATGCAGCATATCCTCTACGGCACGGCGGACTATACGCTGCAGGCCCACCGCCTGAGCTATAAATCCTCCTGCCTTTCCGTGGCGCTGGCCATGTGGTGCGTGCTGCACCACGGTGAGAACGCCCTGTTCATGAGAAAAACCGACGCGGACACCGTGGAAAGCATCGCGCAGGCCAAGAAGGTGTTTGAAAACGAGGGCTTTCGGTATATGGCGGCCCTGCTCCTGCGGACGAACGTGGAGCTGATGAAGTCCACCGCCAACAGCCTGACCGTCAATGTGTACGACAGCCCACGAGGGGCCGAACAGCTCCTTGGCTGCGGCTGCGGCGGCAGCATGACCGGCAAGCACGCCAACCTGATCGTCTGCGACGACGTTGTAAACCTCCAAGACCGCGTCAGCCGGGCCGAGCGGGAGCGCACCAAGGCCGTCGTACAGGAGCTGCGAAACATCGTCACCCGGGACGGGCGCATCGTGTTCATCGGCACGCCTTGGCACAAGGAGGACGCGTTCACGCTGGTGGCCGAGCCGGAACGGCATGACTGCTACACTACCGGCCTCATAACCCCGGGAAAGCTGGCTGAGCTGAAAGCCAGCATGTCCCCGTCCCTGTTCGCGGTCAACTATGAGCTGCGGCATATCGCCGCCGAAAATGCCCTGTTTGACAGCCAGCCGGGACGCACCGACAACGCCGTCCTCCTGCGGGATGGAATCGCCCACATCGACGCGGCCTACGGCGGCGAGGACTATACCGCCCTGACCTGCGCCAAGCGCCGGGGCGACACCCTGTACCTGTATGGGCGCCTGTGGCGGGCCCATGTGGACACCGTCTTGGACGCGGCCCTTACCGAGTGCCAGCGGCTCCAATGTGCCCCGGTGTACTGCGAGAGCAACGGCGACAAGGGCTATCTGGGCAAGGAGATACGCAACCGGGGCCAAGAGGCCCGCATCTATGCCGAGTATCAGAACAAGTACCTTAAAATCTCCACCTATCTGCGGAAATGGTGGAGGAATATCGTGTTTCTGGACGGAACCGACCGGGCGTACATCGCCCAGATCATGGACTATACCGAGGACGCGGAGCATGACGACGCGCCGGACAGCGCCGCCGTGGCCTGCCGACTGCTGGATAAAAATCGCCGCAGCCTATTAGGAGAGTGAAACAATGTTTACCGAATACACCTATCAGGACTGGCAGAAAATGGGCGGCGGAGCGGAAAACGCCCGGAAGATCGTGGAGAGCTACCGCGCGTCCGACTTTTTCCGCCGGGCGCTGGACGCCAACCGCTATTTCGCGGGCTGCAACCCCACCCTCGACGACAAGTATTTGCTCAAAGTCCAGACCAGGGAGCAGAAGGACGCAGACGGCCTGACCCGCAAGGTGGCCGACACCGTCCGCGTGGTGGGCAACCGCGTGTCCTCGGCGTTCCTGCGGCGGTTCGTCTGCCAGCAGAACCAGTTTCTTCTGGGCAACGGCGTTACTTTGGAGGACGCGGCGCTGAAAGACCGGCTGGGCCGGGGCTTTGACGTGAAGCTGCAGCAGATTGGCGAAGCGGCGTTACTGCATGGCGTGTCCTACGGCTATTGGAACCTCGACCATCTGGAGCCCATCAGCGCGGCCCGCGACCTGCTGTCCGGCTGCGTGGGCCTTCTGGACGAATTGACCGGGGCCGTGGGCGCGTCCATCCAGTTCTGGCAGCTGTCCGGCGAGCGCCCCTTGTATATGCGTGTCTTTGAACCAGACGGCGTGACCGTCTACCGCGCCAAGGACGGCAAGTACGACGAGGAGCAGCCCAAGCGGGCCTACAAGCAGATCGTCCGCCGGGACGCGCTGGGGGAAGTGGTCGTGGGCGGCGAGGGCTATTCCGGCCTGCCGGTGGTTCCCCTATACGCCAACGACGAGCACGAGAGCGAGCTGACCCCTTCCATCCGGGCGAAAATCGACCTGTACGACAAGATCACCTCGGATTTTGGCGACAACCTCGACCGGGCCAACGATGTGTACTGGGTGCTCAACAACTTCGGCGGCTCCACCGATCAGGCCTTGCAAGTCATCCAAGAGATACAGGAGCTCAAAGTCGCCATGAGCGTGTCCGACGGGGCTGGAAGCTCCAGCGCGGAGCCGCGAACCATCGAGGTGCCCTTCCAAGCCCGGCAGACGGCGCTGACGCTGCTGGAACGGGCGCTGTATCAGGACTACATGGCGCTCTCCATGAGCGAGTTGACCGGCGGCAGCCTGACCAATGTGGCCATCCAGGCGGCCATGACCAACCTCAACCTCAAGTGCGACCATTACGAGTGGCAGTGCTTCGCCTTTGTGCAGCAGGTTTTGTCCCTGCTGGGGGTGGATACGGAGGAAATCAGCTTCCAGCGGCAGCAGATCACCAACAAGTCGGAGACCGTGGACGACATCTACACCATGCGCTCCGATATCGATCAGGAGACCGCCCTCAAGCTCAACCCCTATATCAGTCAGGACGACATCCCCGGTATCATGGAGGCACTTGAAGCGGAGCGCGTCAGCGGCCTTCCGTCCTTGGATGCTTTCCAGACGGCCATAGACGGCCAGCAGCAGGCCGGGAATGCGAACCATGACAGACAGGAGGGGTAAACCTTGGACAAGGCTTTACGGGCCTCTGACGAGCTGGAAAAGGTGCTCGTGATGCGTATCGAACACGAGTACGGCAAAGAGACCCTGAAAGCCATCGGGGACTTGAAGGGGTTTTTCCGGGACGTGGAGGCGCTGGAACGGAAGAAGCCGCCCGTGTGGATGGACGAAGCGGCGCAGAAGCGCTGGAAACGCCGGGAGCTGGACGCGCTGGTGCAGAAGCACCGGGTAGAAAGCCGGGTCATGAAGGCGATACGCACCGCCGGGGCCATTGCCGCCCCGCTGATCTGGGACTTTTTGGCGCGTGTGTACGGGGAAAACGCCAGCCAGACCGTGGAAGAGGCGCAGAAAGCGCAGGCACAGCAGGGACTGGCACAAAACGCCGCATTGGGGCAGGCAGAACCGGCACAAAGCACCGCATTGGGGCAGGCAGAACCGGCACAAAGCACCGCTCCGCAGCAGCCGCAGCAGAATTTTGTGCCACAACAGCAGCGGGAGATTGAAATCCTGCTCCATGACCAGCAGCCGCCCTTTAGCAAGATCGCCTTTGACAATCTGGAACAGGCCCCGGCGCTGGAGCGGCGGCTACGGGCCGAGATGCGGCAGGCCATCATTAACGGGGAAGGGCAGGACAAGATACGCCAGCGCATCCAGCGGGTGATGCAGAACGGGGCCTACAACGCCCGGAGGATCGCCCAGACGGAGCGCACGCGCATCCAGTCGCAGGCCCGGTGGGACGTGATGCGGAACGCGGCGGCGCAGGGCATCCCCATGGAAAAGATGTGGATCGCCCGCATGAAGAACACCCGCGACAGCCACGCAGACCTGAACCGTCGCACCGCGAAAGTGGACGAACCCTTTACAACCATCTGGGGCAATGAACTGATGTACCCCGGAGACCCAAACGCCCCGGCGCGGGAGGTCATCAACTGCCACTGTGTTCTGCGGCCTGTCCTTGGCGATAAAACATTGAAAGGAGACCGGAAAAATGCTATAATGAACGTAGGTGGAGGTGATCTTACGAATGAAATTGCAACCGAAATTGACGATTTGACTCCTTGCCTCCGAAGGGTTTCGGATGGTCAAATTGTTGAAACAACGCTTGAGAAAATTCATCCGAAAAAGTCCAATTTTAATGAATGGGAATTTGATTGGACAATTCCAGAAAAAGAAGGATATTCTGTTTTTGCCTTATATGCAAATGGCGATAAAAACGTTCAAGGGCTACTTGCAACAAGAATAGAAAAAGGATACGTCGATCTAGCTCTTGTGGAAGCCTCCCCTGAAAACAGTCCGCACAATCCACATTTCCCGGGAAAGAAGAAATATGAGGGCGTTGGAGGACATCTGTTTGCAGAAGCATGCAAACAAAGTGTTGAATCAGGGAATGATGGATATGTCGCCTTTACAGCAAAAACTAGTCTGATAAATCATTATCAGAATGTATTGGGCGCGACCGTTATTTATGGTCAAAGGATGCAGATAGACGAAGAAGCCGCTTCTGTGCTCATCAAAAAATATTTTGGGAGGTAAGCAATATGAAGGAATATGATGTGGATTATCTTCCCGTAGAAATGCCCAAAAAGGGGGAACCTAAATACGACCTGAGGGCAATCAATGAATATTGCAAGGCGCATAACATTGATCTCAAAAAGGGAAACGGTCTCCCAAAAGAGATTGTTGACAGGTTTGTAATCGGGCAATATTAAAATGATAATGGAATCTGCCATTTAAACCGCCAAGTCAAAAGACAAGGCGGTTTTTTAATGCCCAGAAAGGAGAAATGACCATGACGGCGACCTACAGGATACAGATCAACATTGGCGCTGTGACCGGGCAGATCGAGCAGAACCGCCATGCCGCGCTGGAGGCGGCGGCGCTGGATTCCGTGGGCCGCATCGTGGAGCAGATGGCCGACGGGTACGACCACCCGGTATATGACACCGGCACCCTGATGGGCGACGTGCAATATGACTTTGAGAACGAACAGACCGTAGCCGTTGGGAATACCAAGGATTACGCGGTATACGTCCACGAGGGGCACAACGGCCACGCGGTGTATCTGGGCGACGGCATCGGTTTCCGCGTGATGCCCGGCGGGCACACGGCGGGGCGGCCCTATATCCGGGACGCGATCATGGGGTCGCAGGACGAGATCAAGGCCACGCTGGAAGAATATTTGCAGAGAGGATTCAACGCCTAGCGTTATTTAATGCGACGATTCGCAGAAAAACTCACAAAAACGTGAACTTAATCACCTTATTTTGGCAATTACAGCCGGGACGAAGAGCCGCCCCGGCTGTTTGCATATAAAAGCATTTCGGGCAGAGCGCCCACCAGAAAGGAATGAAATGTGTCATGGCACTACCAAAAAAACAGTTGAAGGAAAAACTCCAAGAGTGGGGCGTATCCGAGGAAAACATCCAGAAGGCCGTGGAGTATATCCTCGACGGCAATTCGTCCAGTCTGGACGCGTTGCGAGAGCAAATGGACGAGTACAAGTCGAGGGCTGACAAGGCGGACGAGCTGACCCGAGAGCGGGATAAGTACAAGGCCGACTATGAAGCCCTCCAAAAGACCAGCGGCGACGCGGCCAAGGTACAGGCCGAGTACGACGCATACAGGCAGCAGGTAGAGACTGACAAGGCCAACGCGGGCAAGAAGGCGCTCATCAAAAAGGCGCTGGAAGATGCCCACGCCAACCCCGCCGCCATCGACCTGATGCTGAACACCGTGAAATTGGACGAGGTGGAGCTGGACGGCGAAGCCCTCAAGGACGCGGAAGCCGTCCTGAAGCCCATCCGGGAGGCCCATGCGGGCCTGTTTGGCACGGTGCAGAATCAGGGCACCCCGCCCCTGAATCCCCCCGGCGGTGACGGGAAAATGACCCGTGAGAGCTTCGAGAAGCTGCCCCTCTCCAAGCGCATGGAATACATCAATGCGCACCCGGAGCAGCAAAAAGAACTGATCGACTAAATGAAAAGGAGAATGAAACATGGCTGTTTTTGACAACAAGATTTTCAACGCCGAGGTATTCGGCAAGTATGTGGATACCATTCCCCGGGTAAAGCAGAACGCCCTCCTGCGGGCGGGCGTCTTCCGCACCCGGAGCGAACTTAAGACCATGCTGGCCGAGCAGACCGGCGGCAACTACATTACCCTGCCCATGTTTGGCCGTATCGGCGGCGATCCCGTCAACTATGACGGTGCGACGGACATCACCCGCAGCAGCACCAAGACCTACAGTCAGTCCATGGTGGTCGTGGGCCGTGCCAAGGGCTGGGAGGAACTGGATTTCTCCACCGACGTAACCGGCCAGGATTTCCTTGAGAAGGCCGCTACCCAGATTTCCGAGTACTGGGATGATGTGGATCAGGGTATCCTGCTCTCCATCCTCAAGGGCATCTTCGGCGTGACCGCGGGCAGCTTTAACACCAAGAATACCTATGACGCGACCGGCAACACCGCTTCTGCAGGCAAGATGGCGGCGGACACCCTGAACAACGCCATCCAGCAGGCCGCGGGCGCGAACAAGAACATCTTTACCCTCGCCATCATGCACAGCGCCGTGGCGACCCACCTTGAGAATCTGCAGCTGCTGGAATATTTCAAGGCCACCGACGCGAACGGCCTGCAGCGTGACGTGGGCCTTGCCACTTGGAACGGCCGCACCGTCATGATCGACGACGATGTTCCTACCGAGGACGTGGCGGAAAGCAGCTCCGGCAAGGGCGACGGCTACACCAAGTACACCACCTACCTGCTGGGCCGGGATGCTTTCGACTACTGCGACATCGGCGCGACCGTGCCCTACGAACCCGACCGCGACCCCGCCAGCAAGGGCGGCAAGAGCATGATCTACAGCCGCCAGCGGAAGCTGTGGGCCCCCTACGGTTTCAGCTTTACCAAGTCCTCCATGGCCAGCGCCAGCCCCACCAACGCCGATCTGGAAAAGGCCGCGAACTGGACGCTGGTCAACGACGGCGCGTCCTCCAAGTCCTACATCGATACCAAGGCGATCCCGATTGCCCGTATCTACTCCAAGGGCTAAGGGAGGGACAGATATGGCGGTATCCATGGGCAGCGTCATGCGGCACTGCCGCAACTACTTTGAGACTGGAAGCTACGACGGCGAGATCGTCATCGAGGGCGGCCAGCTCATCACCCCGGCGCTGGCCCATGGCCGCTATATCGCCATCCGCGGCAGCGCCTATAACGACGGGGTGCATCAGGTCGGCGACGAGCTGACCGACGAAACATTCACCGGGCGGGTGTGGGTCTTATCCCCGCCCGCCGCTTTCGTGGCGCTGGTGGAAGAGATCAGCGCCTACGACGATAAAAACCCCGTCGGGGCGCTGCAGTCGGAGAGTTTCGGCAGCTACTCCTACAGCCGGGGCAGCGCGGGCAGCGTGACCGGCGCGGCGGGCTGGCAGGGGGCCTTTTCCGGGCGGCTCAACGACTACCAGCGGCTTACGAGTGAGGTGATGGTCTGATGCTGACGGACTACTTCGAACCCTTTGTGATGCAGGATTGGAAAAGCTCCCCCGACGGCTTCGGCGGCCTGACATGGGAGCTGAGCGACGGCGCGGAGTTTATGGCGGGCATCACCGCCAACAGCTCCAACGAGGCGCAGATCGCCATGCAAAACGGCATGAAGACCATCTACACCATCGTCCACCCCATCACTCTGACGCTGGATAAGGACGACCGCGTGAAGCGGAAGAAGGACGGGCGTTTATACCGCATCACTTCCAACAGCGCCGATATGACCACCCCCGGCGTGGCACAGGTGCAATACAGCCAAGTGACCGCGGAGGTGGTAGAGCCGTGACGGAGTTTCATCAAGCCCTGCTGGCGTTCTGGCAGGGCTTTTCTGATGGGGATAAGCCCCTTCCGGCGTATCTCTCCGGCCATGTGCCGTCGAATACCCCATTCCCCTACATCACCTTCGAGGTGGTGGAGGGCGCACCCTTCGGGCGCACCGTATTGACCGCCTACGGCTGGTTCAAGGCCGTCAGTGGATACAACGTCAACAGCCATGCCGCCGCCTTTGCCGACGCGGTGAAAGCGGCTATTCCGCCGCAGGGAAAGCGGATAAAGGCCGGGAGCGGCATGGTGATGCTATTTCCCAATGACGCGGGCTTTATCAGCTATCAGACTGACCAGACGGACAAGGACGTGGTCGGTGCTCGCGTGTCCTACGAAATCCATTTTTATGAATAAAGGAGCTGAAAAACATGATTACGGGTTTGAGATCGGCGACCTTCGAAAAGCTCCAGCTGAACGCCGGAGTTTTTTTGAAGGGTTTTGACTATTCTACCGCCACTGATTCCGGCAAGCTGGAGGAACTGGTGCTGGCCGCTTTGGAAGCTGGCACCGGCGTTCTGGGCGCTACCCGGGGCGGCGGAACGTTTGAATGCACTCCTGAAATCCGCAACATCGAAGCGGACGGGATGCGCTACCAGTTCAAGGGTTCCACCGTGAACGATCTGTGGACGATCAAACTCACCACGACCCTGCTGGAGATCACCCCGGACAACTTCGCCGACGCGCTGATGTGCGCCGACAAAACCGTTACCGGCAAGAAAACCACCCTGAAAGTGCGCACCGACATCAAGGTGACGGACTACATCGACAGCCTGTGCTGGATCGGCGACACCTCTAAGGGTATGGTGCTGATCGACCTGAAAAACGCCCTGAACCTGACCGGCGCGACGTTCACCTTCACCGACAAGGGCGAGGGGACGCTGCCTGTGGAGTTTCAGGCCCATCAGGCCGACTTGACCGACCAGAGCCACGCGCCCTTCGAGATCGTGTTCTTCGACGAGGCGGAAACGGTCTGACCCATTCGGGGCGCGGGGTCTCCCTGCGCCCCTGTTTTTGGAATAAAGGAGGAAAAATACCGTGAAGATATCTGAAATGAGCACCGAGCAGGGATTTGATGTGATGGAAAAACTCGTTCCATATGTGAACGAGATCGTCAGCGACGGAGAAGTGGGCAAGATCGCCGCCGCATACCGCGAAAGCCGCAACGCGGCGGACAGCATGGGGCAGCTCTTTCCCCTGATGGTGCAGAAGCACCGGGACGCGCTGTACGGCATGGTGGCCGTGACCAGCGGCAAGACCGTGGACGAGGTGCGAAAGCAGCCCCTTTCCAAGACGAAGGATGGCTTTGACGCGGCGCTGTGCGATGATGTGTTCGATTTTTTTATCTTATTTCTGCGCATGGCTGTACGCGTGTGACCCACGCGCTTTTGTCCTATCGCCCCGGATGCCCCGCAAATCTTGCGGCGGTGCTGAACTACGAGCGGCGGCGGGAACTTAAAGAGGGCTATTTTGCCGCCGTGCTGCGCTCCATTGCCGGGAGCCTGATACAGGGCTACGAGCTGCCGCCCTATCATGAGTTTCTGCAGCGGTTGGACGGCAAGGCGGACACCCGCACCGGCGCGGAGATCATGGACGACCTGAAATCAAAGCTCCTGCGGCGCAGAAAGGAACGGGAACAATGACGTTATTTACCATTATGGCGGAGTTGGCCTTGGATGTATCCAAGTTCAACGCCTCCGCTAAAGCTGCGGCGCAGGCCGGGCAGGCGCTTGGGTCTGACGTGGCGAATGGGGCCGGGAAGGCTGCGTCCGCGCTGGAGGATACCGGGAAAGCGGCGGAGAAGGCGAGCACTCAGGTGCTGAACCTGTCCACCGGCAGCGTGAAGGCCTTGAGCAAGCTGGAAAAGTCCATCATGGCCACAGAGGATATTCTGGGTGACCTGCCAGAGAATTTCGACGGCGTGGTCGATTCCGCCATGAACAACCTGAACACGATCCGGGAAAACGGCGGCCTGACGCTGGACGAGATGAAGGAATCCATCAGCGGCATCAATGACGCGCTGGATGCGGTAGACCCCGGCACGAAATTGGACAGTCCGGAAGTCGCCAAGGCGACGGAGGCGCTGGAGAAATACCGGGACGAGCTGCAAAAGATCGTGAAGGCAGCCGACAGCGCCGCCGAAAGCAACAAGAAAATGGGCGATGAGGCCGAAAAGGCTTCCAAAAAGACAAAGAAAAGCGGCGGGAATGGACAGGAAAGCGGACTGTTCGGTACGATCACCAAGTCGCTGCTGACGAAAGAAGCAATCGTTCGTGCAGGGCGAGCAATCGTTAATTTTGGCAAGGAAAGCGTACAGGCCGCAGCAGAAATCAGTGATTTTGGGTCGGCGTACAAATCCGCTGTATCTGATTTTGACCAGAATATGACCCGAATGAAAGCCAGCATCGGGGAAAGGCTTCTGCCCACCATTATCAGTGTTACAAGCGCTTTGAACAATATGTTCCCAAAAGAAAGCGCTGCCGCACAATATCAGTCCTTTTTAGATGGGGTGCAGAAAAGCCTTGCGTCCAACCTTTTGACCCTTACGGCCAGCAAGCAGAATGTGGACGGCTATATTTCCCGGCTTGCTGAACTTGAAAAGAAAAGTCAATGGACGACGCAAGACAGCACAGAATGGAAGGCCAATATTGATGCGCTGCTTGAAGTCGCGCCGGAATTGAGCGCCTATATAGACCAACAGACCGGGAAAATCGAAGGCGGTACCACTGCACTAAAAGCCCACGCCGAAGCATGGTATCAGGATGCAGAGGCACAGGCGAAAGCCGCCGCCATTACGCAGATCATGACCGACGCGACCAACAAGCAGGCCGATGCCATGATCGCGTATTGGGACTATAAAACACTTTATGATGAATGGCTTATTTCTGTTGATGAATTAAAAGCTGCGCAGGAAGAATTAAAAGGAATATCGCCTTTGAACGTTGCCGCTTACAAGGCGGCAACAGATAAGGTTATGGAGCTTTCGACAAAAGAGCAAACTTTGAGCGCTTCTGCAGTCAGTGCGCAGCATTCCATGGAAGATGCCAATGCGGCGGCGGCGGAAGCGACGACCCGGGCGCAGGAGGGCGTTGACGCGATCAAGAGCGGCGACTATGGCCTGCAGCAGTTTGGCAGCACAGCCGAGGAGACCGGGGAGACGCTCGACAATACCGTAAGCCCGGCCTTGCAGTCCTTCCGCGACAAGCTCAAGGAGCAGGAAAAGGCTCTGCACGACGCGCACAAGGCCTCCGAGGACTACGCCAAGGGCATCAAAGACAAGGTATTGAGCGCCCTTGACAGCGTGTACGACGGCTACAGCAAGGTGAGCCGCATCCGGCCCGCCAGCGCCAAGAGCCAGAACCAGAACGCTCAGGCGCAGATGAAACAGCTGCAGGACTACATGGACGGACTGGAAAAGCTGCGGGAAATGGGCGTGGATGAAAACCTGATCGCCGAGCTGTCAGACGGCTCACAGGCAAGCATGGGCCGTGTGGCGGGGCTGGCGAAGTCCAAACAGAGTGACATCGATACCTACGTGGCCACTCTGAAAGAGCTGCAAGAGATGAAAAACAGCGTTTCCGAGGCCACGGCGGACAATGTGCTGAAGATCGACCCGGCGTACCAGACCTTGCTGGACACCGAAAAACAGGCTCTGCAAGACCTGTACGACGCGGCTTTTGCCCTGCAGGACTTTGAGGGCGGCCCGACCATCACCGTTGACGATCAGGCCTCCTCGGTGCTGGAGGGCATCCAGAGCCGAATGAACGCCCTGACCGGCGGCACCATCACTATCAAGGTGACGCCGATCTCCGACACCACCATCCCGGACGGGAAATACCGCAACATTTCCAAACTCGCCGTGGGCATCGACAGCGTGCCCTATGACGGATTCCTCGCGTCGCTGCATGAGGGCGAGGCGGTCCTGACCAAGGCGGAGAATCGGCAGCGGAAGAGCCGTGCAGGGGTCGGAGATCAGCCCATCAATCTGACGGTGAATGTGAACGGCAGCAGCAATCCCTACGAGGTGGGGCAGGAAGTACGGAACGCCCTTGAAAATTTGAGGTGGTTCGGATGAATTACATCCTGAAATATGAAAATGACATCGGAAGCGTGGATTTTTCCGTCGCCTCCGGCTTTGTGGTGGAGCAGGCCACCTCCTACGGGGCGCAGAATGTGGATTTTGACACCACCCGCTCCAATCGGGAGATTGGCGAGACCTTGCAGCATCAGAGCGTCAGCCCGAAGACGCTGACCATCCGTGGGACGCTGCTGGGCGATTGCGCCGCCGCCAGAGACCAGATGAATCATGTTCTGGCCCCATTGGCGAAAGGGCGGTTGATCTACAACAACACCAGCTCGATGGAGGTCTATGTGAAGACATCCCCGGACATCGAGCGATATTCGGCCAACGCCCGGTTTTCCGTGAGTTTCTATGCTCCCTTTCCCTATTGGGTAGAAAAGGACAAAGTCAATCAAGTTTTGGTTGGCTACGAGCCGCAGTTCCAGTTCCCGTGGAACATTTCCGACCCAAACCCCTTCTACATGTCAAAATTGGCGCAGGTGGGCTATGTGACCGTGAACAACGATGGCGAAGCGCCCGTTGGATGTACGGTGAATTTCCTCGCCCTGCTGGAAGCGAAGAACCCCTATGTGAAGAACATCGTGACCGGCGAAATGGTGCGGGTGATGCGGACGATGGCCGCCGGGGAGCAGGTGACCATCAGCAATGAAGGCGAAGAGCTGTCCGTGACCCTGACGGCGACGGACGGCACCGAGAGCGACGGGTTCCAGTATCTGGATATCGCGTCTGTGCCATTCAAATTGCAGCCCGGCCAGAACCATATCAAGACCGACGCGGATCAGGGCGGTGACACGCTGCGGGCCTCCATCAGCTTCCGCCCGGCGTATGCGGGGGTGTAGCGGATGATCTTGCATGTGTTTGATTCGGACTTTGTCTATCGCGGCCAGATCGAAAACTGGATCAACTTGACATGGACGGAACAGTACACGGACAAGGGCGGGTTTACCCTTGAAGTCTACGACACCGACAAATACGCTGGGCTGCTGCGGCGCGGCTGGTATCTGTACCGGGCCGACCGCCCCGCCGCCATGCTTATCATCAGCGTGAAGCGGGACACCGAGCAGAACACCATCACGGCGGGCGGGTACACGGCCTTGCACCTGCTGACATGGCGGACGATAGCTCACGCGTACAGCGTGACCAACGTGGAAAGCGCCGTGTATGGCATGATAAACGCCGAGCTGCGCTGGCTCAACGTCACCACCGCCTCCGTGAAGGGGCTGACGGCGGAGTATGAATGCGAGATCGAGGGCGAAGACCTGCTGGAAGCGGCGGAGGAAGTGCTGGGCCAGACGGAATACGGCATCAGGGCGAACTTCGACCGCGCCAACAAAACCAACGTGATTGAGGTCTATGAAGGGGCCGACCGAACGTACAAGGACGGCGTGGGCGGCGTGGTGTTTTCTCAGGAGTACGGCAACCTGAAACAGCTGACCGTATCGGAGGACGACGACGTATACAAGAACGTGGCGCTGGTGACCGGCGCGGCCAACAACGACCCGCGCACCGTGTATTACGAATATGTGTCCCCGGAGGCTATCGCGATGGGAGCGGCCCAGCGGCGGGAGCTGCTGGTGACGGGCGAGGATCAGGGCGAGGACGAGACCAACCCCGACTGGCAGAAACGGCAGAAGCAGATCGGCATCAAGGCCCTGCAGGAGCATAAAAACGCCCTGTGTTTTGAATGCGAGCTATCGGCGAATGAGTTCGGTCACCGCTGCGATTTGGGCGATAAGGTGACGTGTAAAAGCCAGCGTTACGGCCTGCGCTTCGACGCGCGGATAACGGAATATCAATACGAGAACCGGCAGGGGCTTGAGACGGTGAAGATCATCATCGGCGACAAGCCCCTGAATTATGTGAAAGGGGAGATCGTGAAAAATGGCTGAAAAAAGTTTTCCTTTGGAAAATACCGCCTATACAGCGGAGGACGCGCAGCTGTGGTTTGCGACGCGCACCAGCGGCGTGTACACCAACGGCCATCTGGCCGTGACGGCGGGCGGAACCATGAACGTCACGCTGGGGGCGGGCGTTGCGTGGCTCCACTATAACGACTATGCCGGGTGCGTGTACGGCAACACCGTGGGAAAGGCCCTGACCGTGGAATTGGCCGACGCGCAGTACGCCAGAATCGACCGGGTGTGCATCCGGCTGGAAATCCTGAACAACAAATGCTACGCCTACATCAAAAAGGGCACGGCGGCGGCCTCTCCGGCGGCTCCCGCCCTGCAGCGGGACAGCGTGGCCTATGAGATCAGTCTGGCGCAGATCGCCGTGGCGGCGGGGGCCACGGCCATCAACGCGGGCAATATCACCGACGAGCGCCTGAACGAGAGCGTCTGCGGCCTGATGCGGGACGGTGTAACGGGCATCGACACCAGCGTGATGCAGAGCCAGTTCAGCAGCGCCTTGAACAGCGCCTTGGGGGACATCGACAGCGCCTTGAGCGACGCACAGACGCAGGTCAACGCCACCCTGACCAGCGCCCAGACCCAGACCGCCTCCCTGATCGCAGAATTGGAAGCGAACATCCAGACGGTGTATGACACCGTGGAAAAGGTGAACCTGCTGGAATTTACCGGCACGTTGTCGGCCTCCGGCTGGTCGAGCAGTTCCCCCTATACGCAGGACGTGACCGCCACAGGGCTTTTGGGCAGCGATACGCCGTTTTTGGACATCAACATGGCTGCCGTCACCGACCTTGCGGATATGCAGGCGCTTTCCGACGTGTGGGTGAGCCTGTTCAAGGCCACGGCGGGGGCGAACAAGGTGACGGTGGTCTTCGGCTCTAAGCCGGATATCGACATCCCGATCAAGATCAAGGTGGTGAGATAATGGGCGACTGTTATATCGTGCGCCGCGCGGGCGAGGCCAAGAAGCTGCCGGTGCTGAACCACAATTACCCGGCTGATCTGACCGTATGGGCGGGAGAAACGGCGACCTTTCAGGTGCAAATTGCCACAGACGGTGTTCCTGCGGAATACACCTACAAGTGGTACAAAAACGGGAATATCATCACCAACGCGACGGCGGCAGTGCTGAACCTGACGGGCCTGACCACGGCCACCATCGCGACCATCTACTGCGTGGTGACGAACAAGGCCGGGGAAGTGACCAGCCGGGTGGCAACGTTGACGGTAAAGAACCCCAACATGACTTACACCTACACCGGCAGCCATGAGAAGATCGACGACGGAAGCGGAAACTGGCGCATCAAGTTCAAAAGCAGCGGCACGTTGAAATTTACCAACCTTGGCAAGTGGGACGGCAAGCTGGACGTGTTCTGCGTGGGTGGCGGCAGCGCGGGCGGCAGCGGCAACTGGGACGCGAACAACGGCTATGGCAAGGCGGGCAGCGGCGGCTATACCAAGACCCAGAAGAGCATTCAGGTGACGGCGAATACTTCCTACAACATCGTGATCGGCGCGGGCGGACAAAGCGCCTTTGCATCGGGAGGAAGCACCAGCGCCCTTGGAGTGACCGCGTCCGGCGGTACGAAGCTGGGCGGCGGCAGCGGCGGCGGCGCTTATGGCAATACTCAGGTGAACAACGGCGGGTCCAACGGTGGCAACGGCGACCCGCAGAACGCCGCCAACATCGGCATCGACCATTGGGGTTCCCCCGGCAAGGGGCAGGGAACCACGACC